TCTAGCAGTTTACCTTGCAGATAAGGGTCTGACATTGCAGACACATATTTTTTTGCTGACCCACCAATATCAAGAGTTGGCAAGGGAGGTGGTTTCTTTCCCCCGCCAAAGAGCTTCTGTAAAAAATAAGATGGAACGCCCGAACTGTTTACCGGCTCGCCTGCCCCTCCGGCATCTTTAAGCATCTTTGCTTCTGCTGAATTGATATAGGCGAGTGACTCACCTTCGGGAGCATTCTCATTTAAAAGCCGAGCGGCCTGTGCCAATGGATCTTTTGTTTTATTCTTCATCATGGCGATTAAGTTTTGATTATGTAATTTAAAATGATTGTTGGTTGGACATTGTTGTGAGCTTGGTCACCTCCTGTGCTAGATGTTATAGCTGTGTCAGGATCACCTTCTGTTGTCTCTGTGAGCGCATACCTCTCATTAATATTACTAGCAGGGCCACTTGCCGCTAAAACTTCGTCTCCAGCTAATATATAATTATCGGTATCAGTTGAATTCTTCTTTACGGCGTAGTGTGTATGACCGGGAATTTCTGATGTTGTGAGGGTATGTTCTTGAGAACCATTTGTTCCTCTACCTGTGTCACCAGGATCACCATTATTTGCACCTAAAGCTACACCATTTAGATTTGCCGCAGAAGATGATGTCAGGCGATTTGCATTAATACCATTCATATCGTCACGACCCGCGATCACTCGACCTCTTAGATCAGGCAGATTGAAATTACTACCTGAACCCCCATAAGTGATTCCGATTGTATCGTATAATGCTTGATAATCTGCAATTGCAACCGACTGCCCACCACAAAACAACCAATCGTCATTAGGGAGAGCAGTACCTGCAAATGGCATGACTGTACCTGTAGGCATGAGTGACGATATCGCTGAGGGTGCGAGCTTCGCAGATGTAACTGCCTGATCCTTAATATGATTAGTCGTGACTGCACGATTGGCATCAACAGATGCGTGACTAAGTAGTTCGTTACTACCAATACCATTGGGTTTAACCTTTAGCTTACCATCCCCTCCATCTACACCATAGGTGGCGTTATTCGCGATGATAGTTGCACCATCAGCCGGGTCACTGAATGTCGCCAAATCAGCGATATCCATCAGCTTTTGAGCGGTGACCTGATCACCTGATGAAAAAGTTTGTCCTGTTTGTAAGATTGCCATTGTTATTTCTCCTATTGCACGGAAGTGGTTGATCGATCTGAAAGCCTAGCATCTACCCGTGTTGCACGAACATAGGGTCTACCATTGGTTGGTTTAAAGTCTGCCTGTATGCCAAAGCCTCTTTTATTAACTCGTAATCGAACAGATGTATCTTCTGCCGTATCTAATTCATTACCGAGTAAAGATGATAAAGTGTTTGTTTCGCTTACCGAGTCAGGGTCTTCTGCGATAAACTGTATGTTTCCATCCGATGGATTTACATCGCTTGATTTTAACTGTAATTCTGCTCGACTGAATGTCTTACGATCTAGGGAGTCCGCATCGTATTGACGAGTAGTCAGTTGGCTAATCACTTTGTGACCCGGCTCGCTAGAAAGTTCCTGACCGACTTGCTCTAAGACAAAATCATTACCCTCAATCGCATCCACTTTATGGACACCACCTTCCTCGGTAGTTAAGTAAAGAGCATTCTGCGAACCTTCACGGGCCACCAATAACTCTCTTATCGCAAAGTCTGTAGAGTTGACTGTATCGATGCTTTCGAATCCTTGATTAATGAAGTTGTACACGAAAATCGTGTTAACTTTATTACCATCACCTATGCCTACGCTTGAATCTAATGGAAGTGCCAACCAATAGCGGTTATTAAAATAAACGCCAACTGACAGGTGGGCAAAGTCCTGATTGATACGGTCGATGAAAGGCTGAATCGTTTCTGAGATCGGTGTGCCTGTACCTCGCAAGTTATACTCATCTATAAATTGTACACTGTATATCCCTTGGTCAGATAGAAATAAAATCTGATTAGCCACTTGCACGATTGATTTACGGGCAGATGCTCCGACCTCGTCTGTGACCATTGTGGTTTTTACATCGGCAAGAGATCCACTCACGCCTGTCATTAGATGAATAGATTTACGATTGAATACGACTACGGAATCTTGCGTGAAACCTTTAATCCCTACTATAAAATCGCTCTTACCTGATGAGATGCGAAATTGATTTCCGATCTCGTCAAATGTATCAGAGTCTAAGATATCCGAGGCCACTAGCTCGTCCCTGATACCTCTATCCGTTGGGGAGGTTGCTGATGTATATTGATACGGAACCCATAGCCTACGCTGATGAAATTCGCCAAACGGAGCCGCAGGCTGATGGATAAATCCTTTGCCTAAAGCGAGTGGCCTGGTAAGCGTGACAGAGTGGGAGGTATTATCTTCTACGGGTAAATTAAATGTAAATTGATTAACTGTTGGCACTGTAGTTACCCGAACCTCTCGACCTATATATAAATCAAATGGTGACTGTCCGTCTTGGATAACCAATGAATCACCTACCGATAAATTATGATTTGCCACATCCATCGTTACCACTCCATCAGACGAAACAGCAGAAGTATCTGTGAGGTATTGATTGGTAGTATATGCACCATTTGCCACCTTGGCGAAGTCCTCAAAGTATTCCACCTGTGCGCCACTGACATTAAATTCTTTCGTCTGTGACTGAGTCATAGTGACTGTCAACTCGGTGGAGGATGGAACACTTGCCACTTGATAACAATCGTTTGGATTATACTCCCAATTTCCCAATCGTGTAAGCGTGACAAAGTCACCGACTAATCGATTATGATTGGACTCAGTGGTAACTGTTATTGTCTGCCCTGACTGAGTTGCTTCCGAAATCTGCACTCGGTTTAGAACAGGACTCGCGGATAGGGTGGTCTTGCGAGTTCTAAATATAAACATCTTATCAAAGCCCTGGGTCATTCCACATGGTGCATCCACAGTCTCCCCACCTTGCTCGTATCGGCACTTATATAGCTTTGAATCTTTAAGCCTAATGATTATGCAAAGATTATTCGATGCTGAGAAAATAAAGTCATCATTCTCTGAGGTAGCATCGGAGAAGACTGCTGATCCATAAACTGCATTTACCGCATCATCGTTGAGGGTAAAGTTTTCTGTCGTGGATGCGACTGATGTATCTCCGACATTTGGACTCTTAACAGTGAAAGTAACATCTGCCGCTGGGTCGTCAAAAGTTATTGTTTTGGCAGATGTGTTAATTGCTGTGATTGTATGGCTGCCATTTATTGATGCATCAATGTCATCCACATGAACTGTCCCTCCGACCACAAACTCTGAGGCAGGCGTGTCTTGAAGGGTAAGAGTTACGACATTCGTAGCCCTAGATGCCGCAGTAACCACATAGTTAATAGTCGTTGTGATGGAATTACCCATCGATGCGACTGATGTTCTACCAAGGGGATTGTACGAAATCCAAGGCTGATCCATGTCAGACCAATCAATATCTATATCGTTCCATCTCTGTGATGAGCCTACTGTATTAAATACCTCATTAGCACCTGACGATGCATAGGTGATTGTGCGAGTATTGAAGTTTACCGAGGCTAAAGCAAATGTGCCATTCGGATCATCTCCTGTGAAGTTTAACCCATCAATCGTGATATTATCCCCAACGATGAAAGACAGGCTAGGAGTTTCGTCCAAGACTGCGGTGACTACATTGGATGACCGAGATGCGGATAAAATGATGTAGGGTAAACGGATCGCATCCTCACCTGTGGTAATCGACCCAAAGAGAGTCGATAAACCTTTGCGTGGTTGCCAAGTACCATCGTCATTCATACGACCATTCTTGGACAGGGCTACCTCACCGGGTTTTAACTGATTAGGTCGCAAGCGATTATTCATCCGCAGAAAGAAAGTATCACCTTCTGTCACGAATGGATCGTCTAGTTTGCCGTATGATCTGTATCTGCTCACTTCTTTATCTCCTGCCACAGTTTCAGGGACATATAAACCAAGGTCACTAAGCCCACTGCAATTCCGATCACCGAGTCAAATGCAGACAGGCCGAAGGTGGCCGCTGTGCCTGACATTCCTAAGACTGACACTCGATCAATCATTATTTAAATAGGCAGTCGAGTACGATGATTCCGATTATTAAAGCTACAAATACAGTAATCATTTTACCTCGCGTTGGGAGTGTTTCGAATTTCTTTTTTAGTAGAATTAAGTTTTTCATTTCTGATCGGAAGGTCGAGGGAAGGGAGGTCGAGTGGTGGATCGAGTGACTTCTGTTTTGGCACATCTCTTTGCCACAAAAATAGGGATTGCCAGGTAACATCCTAGAAGCACTGCCGCTCCTATTAGGATTCTTTTTATGTAGGAAGTAAATTCAGCGAATCCGCTCTGATGCTCGGCCATTCCCTGGGCTACCAGGGCAGATACATCGCCATGAGTCAAAGCCTCAATCGTTTCCTCGGCCTCTACGAGTGCATCTGCATTTTTTAAGGCTTCTCCGCTTACAGCACCTATGCCAGCACCGAGTGCCGCACCTCCTGGTCCCGCAAGAGATCCTGCACCTCCTCCGGCAATAGCTCCTAATGTCGGATATGTCGAACGAAGCGAACATCCCGCCAATAAGGTAAGTGCCAAGAGTGCATAGATCATCAATGCAAAGCTACCCATTGATTATTAGCGTATCCGTAAAATGCATTTGCTTGTGTATCGTATACAATCTCGCCATCAGTTGCGGAAATAGCATTTCTCTGCGCAGTATTCATCCTCGGCAGAACTACCCCACCTGTGGTGGAAGAAACTTCGAGGGGTGCGGAGGGGGAGACTGTATTAATACCGACCCTTCCGGGGCCACCTGTAGTGCTGGGAGCGTAGACTACGAAGTGGGGGGTATAGTTATTATTAGCTATATTTTGTGTGTCTGCGTGTAAGACTATGCCATCGGCATTAGAAAATATTACACCATAATCTTTATTAGCAGGTGGCTGTGTACCGGGAGCTAACCTTAAATACAAACTAGGTTGCATATTCCACGCTCCAGCAAGATCTTTCCTACTTATAGTATTTCTATTCGAAGATGAGATGCTACTATCAGCAACAATATTACCAAAGACATCTAATTTAGCTGTAGTACCCGTAGTACCAATCGCGACATTTCCGGAGGAGTCGATTCGCATAGCTTCAGTCGAATTAGTGCGGATTGCTAACTCATTGGGGGCAGGTGCGTGAATTGCCACCGCTGAACTGCTTGACCCTGTTCCATCGAGAGCATACTCGTCTGCAACCACATTACCATTTACATCTAATTCCGCACTCGGTGATGTTGTCCCCACCCCTACCTTTGATTCAGATATGGATAGGGCTGAAGGTGTGCCTTCCCCATCCGATACATACTTGGCATTGCTATCTACTCCATTCGTGTAATCGCCTACTTGGAGTAAGCCCTTGTAGGTATCGGCGGGTGTTTGGTTTTGTAAGTCGCTCATAATTTATTAAGGATTCGCGTCAGGGTCAAACTTAGCTAAGAGTGACGCTCACAACAGTAGCATCAGAAGCACCCGCATCGGTAAGTGCGATGTACAGCTTGCTGTCTGCGGTGTCAAAGAATAGTTCTCCCTTTGTCGCTTCCTTCTTAAACTTTACCGCGCCCGAATCTGATCCATGTTTGATCGCAATGGTAAAGTCCTTCCTGTCTAATTTATTGAGTGCCATGACTACTTAGCTTGCGGTTCCTGCGTTGATGCAAGGTGAGGATGGGCGAAGTCGATAATCGCCGTTTGCGGAGTCTACGAATTGCGGGTCGTCTACAATAATGCTATTTGCTGTGTCAGCGGACTCGCCTATACCGAAATAACAGTTATTGGATTCCGTGAAAGGTGTGGGACTACCTAGTGTTTTATTTGACCCATCTGATAGAAGGATTGAATTCTTAACAGTGAAAGAACCTTGGCTGTTTTTAAGAAAAACTGCCGCTCCTGCTCCTGAGAAAATTAAGGTGCAATTATTTAATGTCAGAGCATGGGTAGTCCCCACTCTATATCCAAAAAATGGGGATGTTAAAGCTTGGGTACAAGTAAATATACAACCTGTAAAAGTAGCGTTCATCGCTCCTGTATTAGAATTATTCCCCGATCCAAATACACTTCTTGTTCCGGAGTTAATATTTAAAAATTCACAACTTTCACAAGTTAGTAATTCTCCATTTGCTATCTCTAGTTCTGAAGCACCATACAGACCGGTTGAGACATTTTGAAACACTAATCCTTTCAAAGAAAACCCAGCAAAACTATCAGACGATCTTCCTAAATCTAATCGCTGTGAACTACCAAATTCTAATATTGCTTGTTTAGAATTTAAAGCTTCATAAGTCACATTGCTTGCTCCTAACGAAAGTGCTGATCCCTGCGTGTAAGTTCCGTCCGTGAAAAGAATCTTACCTCCACTCCCTGCTGCTGTTTCTGCTGTGCCTAGTTGATCGAAATAATAAGGATCAGCGAGTGTTCCTGTGCCTGTACCTGAACCTGGTTTGATGTATACTGTTGCCATAATATTTGTTTGTTAAGTTTTAAGAAATTGTTCCACCTGAGATTAAAAGTGGTGCTGGGTTTGCTCCGATATCCGGAGTGTTAAAACCTTGTCTGATTGGTAATCCGTTCGACCCTAAAGCGTCTGAGTCTCCTGATATAACTGAGTAAGTTCCTGATGTTGTGGTAATTTCAATATCAGGTTCTAATGAATCTTCTGAGACTGACAACCCAACCGTTATTGCAAACTTACCTAACGAGTTTATAATATTTAAAGTTCCGTCAGCATCTGAAGCTAACATCACTGACTTACTCGGATTATCTACTACTAAGAAACTCTGATTGGGAAATGCTCCAATGTGTGGATTGTCTGTGCCTCGTAAATTTTCGTCTGTAATTGAAGCCGCAGGTAAATTCGTTAATTGCGATCCATCTACGGCGGGGAGCTTGGCAGTTCCGTCCAATTGAACCACATTGCTTGCTGAAGTTCCTACATCCTGAGTAGCTGCCGTACCAAGCCCAAGGTTGGTGCGGGCAGTTCCGGCACTAGCAACATCGCTAAGATTATTACTTGCGACTAGATCGCCCTGGGGTGCGGCGGCTACCAGGTTGGCTACCGTTACTTTTTTCGTAGTACCATTTACCGATCCCGTGGTGTCCGAGACATCGGTGATCGGAATGATGTCCGCCACATCGGGTGTTCCGCCCAATGAACCGAGTGATGATATCTTCTTATTTGCCATTTTGTTTTATCTCCTAGTCGAATGCTAAAAATTGCCCGGCCTCTACCTGTAAGAAATCTTGCGCCTCTGTCTGAATAACGCCATCGGGACCAGCAGGTGGAGTTGGTCCAACCTGTGAGTCACCTTCAGTGTCTCCAATGTGAAGTCCTAGACCGAAGTAAGGCATTATTTAAGCCTTGTAGAGGATCGCACTACCACTCGAAAGAGTTATGCTAGTGAATGGTAAATACAAAACCTGACCCTGGCTGAAAGTGATTAAATCACCAACCAAGTCGGACGAATTATCCATTTGTCCCGTAATTGCTCCAACCACTGAATCCTCAGTGAACTGAACTGCGATGAAGTCGCCTGTAGTTGCTCCTGTGCCATTAACATAGACGCAACCATTGGCTCCCATGCTGTTAGATATATTGAATGATGATATGCCCATTTTTTATGATGTGGTTAAAACTGAAATGCCGAACGAGTAGCTCGGATAAGTGTTAAAGGTTATTTTGTTTTGCGATTGCAGGCGTTCTGCCCGATCTATTTCTAATGCGAGATATTCTTCCGCTCTATTCTCTTCCTGCATGGCGGCCTCTGTCTGTCCGTCTCCACGAAGAAAGTCGCTGAGTCCGCCGGCCACCAGGTAGTTAGCTAAAAAGTCAGGCACATTCGATTCCTCTCCTGCATCCTTTCCATAAGTTGGGCGAACTGCGGTCCCGACAATAAAGACAGATGTGACCGAACTGTTTGCCGGTAGAATCAAGTATCCGTCCAGTAGCTTAAAATCTAACAATACCGCCGTGCTGTCTGTGAATGGATTTTTCGTATAAACCTGGTGGATCTCCATGATATTTAAATCATTGTCGATCTGTACTGCCTTGCCTGCTGTGGGATTAGTAGTCGATCCGACTGACTTCTCTACCAGTTTGAGTAGTTCAGGCCATTTGCATCGATGCCAGGCTGTCTGTGCTCGACTGTTTAATGATTCCTTAAAGAAAAATTCATCCACCTGCGTCAAGGTTGGCAGTCCAGCCGCCATCTTGAAGCGTTTTTCGAGAGAATCAAATGTTACTGTTCTTGCCATTATTGAACATTTGCGATGCCTGGACTAACAGGCTTGCCTCCGGCTTGAATGTTGTGCCGGTTAAATTGTGATGGGGAACGATACTGCAAAATATCATTTCGATACTGACGGGATTGTTCCCGTACTAAATCGATTTCCTGCTGAAGGATGATTTCACTATTAGCCTCTTCTGCGATTGCCTTCTCCGTTTGGCCATCCCCACGGAGAAAATTGGCATAGCTTGAATGAACCAGGTACTCGAAAAAGAAGTTTGGTATTTCCTCTGAGTCGCCAGCCTCATCACCATAGTATCCTGAAGTAGCCGATCCCGAGTTTATCTCAGACCT